CACCTTTATTTCTTAATGCTCTAGCTGCTTTTGGAATAGCCCATTTACCTAATTTCCATAGTAGTCCAGCACCTTGAACAGCACCTCTTACTAATCCTTCATCAACAAGATCACCTTCTACTTCATGGGAAGCAGCAACTACTTCTTTCTTTTTATCCTTATTCTTCACCAAGTTATAGTTTACACCAGTAACACCATGAATAATTTTTTCATTTGGACCTCTATGTAAAGAATCCTTATTTCCTGATCCACCTAGTCTAACTCCTTTATATGTGGATTTATTACCTTCACCCAAAATATTTAATTCATTTCTCCAATTAGAAGGATTAAGTGGTTCTGCCTTAATTATATCTACAGTCTCTATTTCATTAAACTGAACGCCATCAGCATAATTCTGTACACTTATACCACCTTCAACTTCTTCACTTACTTTTGCTGTACCAGGTATTATCTCGTTAATTGCATCAGCATTTTTTCTCAATTTATTATTATATTTTTTAACAGTATCCTTTGCGTTTTTAATAAAATCTATAATACCTTCATCAACCTGATCTTCTTTTACACAATTATCAACAGTCTTACCACCTTTCTTTTTAGTTCCAGCAAGCTTGTATCCATCCCAACATGCTTTACCGTCAAGACCTTTTTTCTTTCCTTCTTCTATTTCAAATTGAGATCTCCAATTCGATAAAGATTCTTTCTTTACTCTAATATTGTCCATTGAACAAGTTATTTGGCGTTATTATTATTTAGAATACCATCTTTTAGCATCTTTGATAATTCACTGGTTGAACCAACAAATAAAGCATTATTCGTAACATTACTTGGTGCTTTTATAGCATCCTCATCCAAATCTTTAACTTTCTTCTGTAAATCTGCTAACTTATCTGTTGTATCACCAACTGACTTAATAATTTGTCCAGCAACCTCATATGCTCTTGGACTAGCACTTTCACCAGCAAGTTCTAATATACCATTAAGTGCTTCTTGACCTTTCTCTATTAATGAATATAATTGTGCTCTTGTATACTTATAGTCCTTGTCAATATCATCAGTAATATCAGTGGTTGCTTCCTTTCTTCGGACGCAACCATTTTCATTAACCTGCTGAACTTCAAGTTCAGTGTTAAAAGTTTCGTTCAAATCATCATAATTATCTTTCATAATTAAATATCTATTTTACGAGTGGGACTGTACTCTTTAGAATCACCAAAAAATTCTCTGGTTTCTGTAAAACCAAAATCATCACCTGGTTCTATTAACATGTTGTCAGCAGCATCAATAACCTGGTCATCGTTATAATCTTTCTTAGCAGTTGATTCTACTCTATATCTCATTTCACGATTAGCAGTTCTCGTGTCAGTATCTGAATAGTAATCAACCTGAACCTTACGAATGAGTCCATCTGTAGTATCTGCGATAGGACCAAACATGTAAGACTTGGCAGTAAAGTCTAAAGTATATATTAATGCTCTTCTAGTATCAAAGTTACCTTCATAATCATCAGAATAAGAAATGCCATTTAATATTAAAGGAATATCTCTTTTCTCACCAATAGAATTTACTAAGTCTACTGTTAATGTATAACCTGGTTGAAAGAACGGTAATATCTGTTCAAGTATTTGTAAAGAATCGTCCTGTAATTTAGTTAGAATATTTAATTGGAATCCTAAATTATAAGGAACAGGCATGAATACTTTTTTAAACTTCTTACCATCTTGTGCTTTAAATGTTTGAGTTATTCCAGATTTTCTTGATGGATCATAAGTTACGGAAGTCATCTCAAATGACATTCTTGGCAAACTTATAGCAATTGCTTTATTAAGTTCTGGTTGCTGTTGTATTCTTGCTAAGAATTTTTGTCTAGGTCCATAAGCAATAGGAACCTTAGTATCAACAAGATCTTTTCCCGTATTATCTTGATGTCGAACATGTATATCATTAAATACCGTTCCAAAAGAAATAACAGTTTTTCTTATTATTTCGTGATAAAAATAAGTTCCAAACATTAAACTACACCAAAGGGATTAGATTCTGTAAAATCAAGGATTTGATCAGCCTGAAATTCAAACTCATCACCATCACTATATTTATCATTAGCATCATCAGAATTGTAAGAAGCAGTAGCATATGTTGCTCCTGATATTTGACCAACAATTTCTTCACCACTATAGAATCCAGCTACAGTTGATCCAATTCCAACATTTGTAACTAAAAGTATTTTAGTGTCACCGTCCCAATTTCTAACAGTAGCAGTTGTACCAGACCTAGAACCTTTAACTGTTTCATTATATTGATAAGTTCCTACACCAACCATAGATTCTGGATCAGCAATAGTTACTGTTGGAGTTGAAGTATATCCTTTACCTGGATTATCAATATAAACAAATTTAACAATTCTATTTTGTCCACTAGGACCTACAGATGATATACCAGTTGCTTGTACTCCAGCTCCAGGAGCAGAAATAGTAACAGTAGGTGCAGTTCCATATCCAACTCCACCATCTATAACATTAACTCTAACAACTCCATTATATCCAGATCCAATAGAGCAAGTTGCTGCTGCTCCAGTTCCACCCCCACCACTGAAACTAATTGTTGGTGGAGTAGTATATCCAGAACCAGAATTCAATACCAAAATCTTTTCTATAGAAGTGACATTTGCTCTGGTTGTCATTATACCAATTGCTCTAGCAGTATCATTAGCAGGTGAATCGCTAAAGGTTATAGTTGGTGCTGAAGTAAATCCTGATCCATCATTATTCAGGAATATCTCTTCTACATATCCACTACCTATTGATGCTGTAGCAATAGCAGTTCTTCCAAGACCAACCAACTTAAGTGTTGTAATATAACCTTCATCCTTAACTTGAGTATCTATTGCTTCTATAGAAGTATCAATAACCTCATCTTCAAGTTCAAAGAGTTCACATTTAAGTTGATAAACATAATTCTTACCTAATTGATAAAATGGATCTTCATGTTCTACAAACTTAACTTCAAATAATCTCTGCCCTAAAGGAAAATATATTAAATCACCTTCTCTTGGTCTAGATGTTAAAACCATTTCACTATCATCAGTACCATCATCTAAACCTGCCATGAATGGTGCGATGAAATCTTCAAATCTTTCTTTAGATATTGTAAGATCAACTTCATCACGAATATTCATACCAAATTTAGTTAATACATCACCAGCACCAGAATAACCCTCATATGTGTTAACATATGCTTCTATACTAAAATTATCATCAAATTTAGAAGATTCTACTTCATTCCAAACATCATCAGTCCCTATAAATTTTCTTGGAATATATGTTATTTCAACACCAAACATTCTTAGGTGTTCGTTTATTAAATCTTGTGTTAGTCTTTGTTCTGACTGAGCACCTTGTAGGAAAAATGGATTTAATGCCATATTTTTATCCTATAAAGTCGTATGGTGGTAACTCATACTCAGAGAACATTCTACCTCGTAAAGACTCCAATTCAGATTCTGCTTGCTGAAGAATCTCTGTTCCATTCATTTCTATGCCACCTGGTAACTTAACACCCTTAAATTTACTCATATTTTGACCCCATTGTCTCTTTATGAGAGCAGTGAGATACAATTTGAGAAAAGGATCATTATAAACTTGAGTAAATGAATTTGGATCTAATGCTCTATAACAATCTAAAATTAACCAATTACCAGCAGTTTCAGCACCCCAATCTATATCCAAATATAATCTATCTTGTCTCTTATTAAACCTTACTTGCTTATCAGTTGTTAATAGAAAATCAATATCCTCAAGATATGATTTAACCATAGCATACTGAAGCAATTCTACGGAATTAAAGTAATAAAGATCATTTAAAAACAATTGATACTTTATACTAAACATTCCACCAGATATTGAACTGGTATCAAATTTAAATATTTTTTCTACACCAATTACAGAATCTGGAACTTGTAAGAAATTAGAAGTTTCATACCAATTACTGGTAGTTGTTCCATAACCTGATACATTTGTAGAAGTAGCAGTTGTAGTTACAATACCAACTCCATCATGATTTTTTGCTGCTCCTCTATCAATATCTTCTTGAGTAAGTTTATACTTAAGGTACATCCTTTCAACACCGTCAAAATGACGTTCGTTGAATAATTGAATGGCATCATCAACTAAATCATCTATTTGATCATCAGCAACATTAATTTCCAATACAGGAGCACCTAGCTTTCTTAAGCAATAATCAATAAGTCCTTGTCTGGTTGATGGTTTCGCCATTTATCTTGATGCTATATTATTAGTTGGTTTCTTAGGTTTAGGAGCAGACTCAATTTTTTCTTGTAATTCTGCTATATCTTGTAGAAGACTATTTTTTTCTTCTTCAAAATCTCTTTTCATTGTTTCAATTTTTGCTTCTAAAAGAACATTTTGATTTAATGTATTAGAAAGTCTTTGATGATATAGATTCACTAAAACATTAACGTCAACGTCACTTCCATTATTTGATTGTTGCATAATCTATTGTTAGAAAGTACCTCCGTCTAGTGTAGAAGTCCAACTAGGCTTATTAGTATATATCACACTAACAGAGGTTGCTGTTACGGATAAGTTTTCAATTGCACCATTATTACCTTCTTTTCTTAAATTGTTAGTAGTATCAAATGTACCTTCAACACCAACCAAACTTATTGAATTACCAGTTAAACCAGTCTCAACAACACCATAAGCATTACTGGTATCTTGTCTAATAATATCACCAACACTAACTGTTACACTACCAGATAAACCCATGTCTATTTTAGTAACAGCAGTCAATACTTGTTTTGATGTGTTAACGGGAGATGCTACAGCATTAGTTGATGTCTGTAGTCCATTCTCGTCAAAATATACAACACCGTGGGTGTTATAATCACCTGTTTGATAGTAGATACCTTTAATATCAAGAAATCCTCTAGTTCCAGTTACTAAAGCATTAGCAGTACTAGCATCAGGAATATAAGTCCAAGATCTTTCTACCGCACTACTACCTGGATTTGTTTGGTCAATATAACCAAAGAATCCCATCTTATTATTACCAGCACCAGTGCTTGTATTGTATCCGAAAGAAATACCACGATCAGTATTTGTATCGTATGCGTGAGTAATAGTTAACTGTGTAGTGGTAGTAATACCAGAAGCAACTATTGTTTGATCAATAGTAACTATTCTAGTGGAAGTATCATACTGAGTAATTGTTGCTACACCAGATGCTGACAAAGCAGAACTTCCAGAAATAACATCACCAGTATTAATACCAATAACAGAATCCAAAGTAATTGTACTAATACCAGTAACAACAGGTTGTGTTACTGTTCTTTCACTAGTAAGATCACCTAAGTGTAGAATAGGGTCATTTAAAGTTGATGTTGTAGAGTTTACAGATGTTGTTGTTCCATCTACTTGTAAACTACCTTTTATAACAACAGTACCTTCATTACTTAATCCATCTGGATATGGATCAATAAACAGAAGATCTCCACATCCTGCTTCAGTTTCAATAACATTAGAACTTATTCCAACACATCCAAACTTAGATCTACCAGTAACTTTAACACTAGTATCAAATTCCCATGAAGCACCAGTTA